GACTAAATTTATCAAATGTTTTTTCTTTATTGTAGTCTATTTCAATTCCTAAGTAAGGCTTAGTTCCTATTTTATCTTCAATCATCTGTTGTGTCCTGTAAATGTATAGCCATCATAGCATAATGTATTATTTTTAACAAGTCTTTTTGGTCATGCCCATTCTTTTTTCCATACCTCATAGCATACTTTATAATATTACCCATACAAAACCCTTCACCATGTCCGTTATCAAATATAATATCTGTTGCTTGATACTCTCCATAAGCATAGTGTTGTTCATAAGTTCCGTCAACATATCTTTGCATTTGTTTTATTATTTCGTCTTCATTAAATTTATAACTCATCATTTCTCCAAGTGTCTGGTAAAGTATCTTCACTATACCATGTAAAATTATTTGTTTCAGCCCATTCTTTATGGCTTCTTTTAGTTCCGTCTTTTCTTTTTTTAGCCTGTGGCATAGGAGCATAAGGACTTAAGAATAAAAAGACTAACTCTTGATTAGGCTTTAAAGCTTTTCGTACCCACACATATTTATTGTACTCTTGATAATCCCAAAACCTACCCTTTGCTTCCAACAAATATTCTTTATCTCCTATTACTTTAACAAAGTCAGGCTCATACTTATGTTCAACAATGTACGGAACTTTGTTTGTGTGATGTGACCACTCTTGTAATATAGTAGTGTGTAAAGTATGTTCCCATTTAGAGTCGTATCCTTTGGGTACATTCTTTTCTTTTGGTCTAACTTTTCTAGGTTTTCTAAATCCTACCATTAGGTAACATCCGAATAAACAATATCGTTTATGTTTTTAGTTTTTAAAATATTTTTTATTCTGTTTGAAAACCATCTAGGTGTGTAGGCAGAAACCATAACCTTGCTGTTAGCATAGAAATGTTTTTCTTCAGGTAAATATTTTTTATAATTATGTATAGATACTTTCTTTTGTTCTTCTTCTACAAGCATACTTTGTAACCAAGTTACAAGAAATTCTTTTGAAAGTTTGCGTATCTGTTTTGCTTTTCTTCCGTTCATATTAATAGTTCCTTAACCTTGGGTTCTTTTGTAATGTTTGTAAAGTATACTGGACCTTTGGCATAATCAAAAATCCTAAGTCCATGTCCGTCATTAGAATCTTTATGACATTCTATTTTATGTGGACACCAACCACAATTTTTAGATAGTTTCATGTTACCTGACAAGCCTTCTGGTACATCTTCATAACAAAAATCAGGTGGGCTGTCTTCTATAATAATTTTTTTTACATTTTTTATCTTAGAAACTATGTTAGGTTTCTCCATGTCATCAGGTATGTAAGTGCAAAGCTCTCCTGTTTCTTTATTCATAACTAAGAAACCACCGTTGCTTGTACCTTCAGCTTCCTCGTACCCTGCAAGTTGTGATAAGTATCCAAACGCATCGTCTTCACTAAGCGTACCCTCTTTAAATTTCTTAAAGGCATAGCCTGATGCAGTCTTTACATCTACTACTTCTCCGTCTATCTTACAATCCATGTGTCCTTTAATTCCATTTACAGTAATTTCTTTCTGCATATCAGTAAGTTTGTGACCTGAAAGTTTAACAAAAAACAAAAGTAAAACCTCAAGTAAATGACCATACAAAAATTTAATTTGTATATTAGGTTGTAGCTTTTCTGTTGTGTCTGCTTTAGTGTGAGCATCATACCACAAGCGTCTTTCAGGTTTACCTATGTTAGACATACGGAGAGTTTCTTTATTAGACCTATCTTGTGGTGTAGCCCAATGCTTTAAAGCGTCAGCCATTTCTTTACCAAACTCTTCGTAAGTTTCTTCTGAAATATTTAACTCGTTACCTTCAGTTAGAGAGTCTAACAAAGCATAAATATCTGGTACTAAATTACTTAGTTTTTTTGTTTTCATTTTCTGCTTCCTTGAATGCTTTAATTACATCCGATGAAAATAGTTTTTGTAAATTAACAAGAAACATTCTACTTGCTTTATGGTCACCACCACATACAGTTTTAAATGTATCTAATTTATCTACGATTGTTCTAAGTACATCTGTTTTAAATACTAGGGTACAAAACTCGTTGTCTCCTACACATAAATTATGAAACCAATAGTCTGCTTCNGTAGCTTTTATACCTGANGGTTTACCCCATGATTCATACTCTATACATATGTTACCTGTTTTCTGCCACATATCTTTTTCAGACTTTACTTCTATCTTTTTATCTGTAAGCATCTCTGCTATTTTTTCTTCTCTGACTGTACCATAAGCCAAATCAATATCAAATTTCTTTCTGTTTTCTTTAGTGGGTTTCATTCCAACTGTCTCCTATTTTATATTCACCTGTTAAAGGACATCTCATATTAAAGTGTTGTCCTGCTTGTTCTATAGCTTGAACTCCAAGCTCACCTACAAATTCTGATTGTTCTTCTTTCACCTGTATCTGCCACTCATCGTGTATATTTGCTACAAATTTTGCATCTATAGTATTTAAATCTATTAGCTCTTGTAAAATTAACATTGCTTTCTTCATAGCTATTGCACCACCACCCTGTAGTAAACTATTTAAGGCAGCATGTCTATGTCTTAATATAATTTTACGACCATCTAATCCTTTAAGGTAACCTTTTTCTGATGCTCTATCAACCCTGCTCTTAAGAGCTTGGAATGCAGGGAGACTAGAGAGAAAGCGTTCTCGCAATCGTTTACCTTCTGCTCTACTTCCTTTAGTAATGCTTCCAATTTTAGCGTCTCCTGCTCCGTATATAAGTGCATAGATGAAAGTCTTTGCCTCATCTCTTGATTTAAGTCCAGCAAGTTTTTGGTTAGCTGTGTGAATGTCTCCATTAAGTATTTCATTTGTGTACTCCTCGTCAGCCATATAGTGTGCTAACAATCTAAGCTCTAATCCACTTGCATCTATACCTACAAGCTTGTATCCTTCTGGAACTATCCAGCAACCTCTACACTCTTTACCATAAGGACTATAAACAGCAGGTACTTGAGCCATGTTAGGGTCTCTATGAGCCATACGACCTGTGATAGCACCTGTAGATATTACACTACCATGTACTCTACCATCTTTTTTGACTGCGTCTATCCATGAATGAACCTGTGCTAATCTTTTTTGATACAGTAAAAAGTCTGCAATTAATTTAGCTTCAGGTATATGCTCAATTTTTTTAAGGGTTGACTCGTCAACAATAGGTCTGCCTGTTGGTGTAAAGTTATTAGGTTTCCACCCAAGCTCTAATAGTCTTTGACCTATTTGTAGTCGTGAACCTAGGTTAAACTCTTGTAAAGTTTTTCTCATAAAAGGTTTAAACTCTAAGCGTTGTTCTATTATATCTAAGTATTCCTGTTCTGTCAAGCCCTGTTTAGAAAGTTTACCATCTTTTTTTAGCTTGGGTATTACTTTCTTGTCATCAATCCAAATAGGTTTAAATGTTTCGTGAACTTTGTCTTCTGTTTCTTTTAACTTGCTACTTAATTCAGAAGTTAAAAGCATAGCATTCTTCTCATTAAATAAAAAGCCTGTTTCTTTTTGTTGTTCTAATAAATATGTAATGTTATGTTCTATATTTATAGATTGTTTTGAGAAACCAAAAGATTCTTTTTTTAAATAATTAAATAATTTCTTATTTATCTGTGTATCAGTTACGCATCTTGATAACATAGCTGGGGAGAACTGAGTCCAATCCTCGTGCTTTTGTTTCTGAACACCACCTAAACGATAGCCCCATTTCTCTATACTGTGACCACCTTCTCTACTAGGATTTAAAAGCCTAGAAAGAACAAGTGTGTCTATAACTTTATTACTGTCGTATAAGTCTACACCTTTTAACTTTTTAATTAAAGGCAAATCATATCCTAAAATATTATGACCTATAAGTTTGTCTGCTTTCTTTAACAGCTCAATGCCTTCATCAATTTCGTCAGGCTTAAAAGAATAAACTTTATCTTGTTCATCTATAGCTACGATACACCAAATTGTAGTGGCTTTTTCAAGAAGCTCGTTGGCTTCTATGTCAAATACTAATTCCATACTCCCTCCTAAAATGGTATGATATCTTCTTCTTTAGAGTTTAATATTTCTAAGTCTTCGTACTCAGATAATCTACCTGTTTCTTTATTGTAAACTAACGAACAAGCCAAGCCTACATCACCTGTATATCTTGACTTAAGAACACGCAACTTTGTTGTTCTTGATTCTAAATCATCGTCTGCTTGTTGATTTCTTTCTAAAGCTATAACACAATCTGATAGCTGTGCAATACTATTAGAGCCACGCAGATGTGATAGACTTACACTTACACCATTCTCATGTCCTTTGTTACCTTCTATTCTACGAAGGTGAGACACAAGTATAATACCTGCACCTGTTTCTTCTACCATGCTACGAAGTCTGTGCATAATACTGTCAATAGCTTTGCGTTCATCACCATCAAGCATAGAACTTACTAGCATATGTAGGTGGTCAACGACTATCCATTTACAATCACAGCCTACAATAAGGTATCTAAGTTTTGCAAAGATAGCATCTATATCATTAGCACCGAAGTGAGCATGTATAAATACCCTGTCTTGTGCAAAAAGCCTATCAAACATAGAGGTTAATTGTTTTTCTGGGTAAGCATCACGAACACTATCTATAAATAGTTTATCGCTTGACTCGATAGAAAGTATACCATCAACTGTGCGTTTCCAATCTTCTTCTAAAGCTATGATACCAACATTGTCGTTTGTATTTTTAATTAAGTGATGTTCTATTTCTCTAGTTACACTAGACTTTCCAAGCCCTGTACCACCTGTCAGGGTAACTAACTCACCTGCTCTAAGTCCTAGCAACTTTGTATTGAGACCTTCCCAAGGATAGGCTACACTTTGTTTGCGTTCTCTGTTAAGAAAATCTTTTTGTTTCTCGGACACCCTGATGATACCACTAGGTGTATATACTTGTGCGTCCCACCATGCTCTTGTAAAGTCAGCATGTTTGCCTTGACTAAGCATATCGTTGGGGTCTTTGTATCCATTAGGAAGCGTAACTATCTTTGCTTTTCCGGGCTTGATAATACTTGCTACCTGTTGTGAAGCTTCGATACCTGCTTTGTCTTTGTCAAAACATATAACAACATTGTCAAAACTTTCTACATATTCAAGACTTTCTTTAACATCTTTGACTGCTGAAGCAGCCCCTCGTTTGATAGATACTACTGCCCACTTACTACCAAGTAGTTCGTATGTAGCCATAGCATCACACTCACCCTCTACAATCGTAAGATATTTACCACCTTCTTTGAAAAGGTTCTGACCAAACAAGCCTGAGTCTTGAATAGAACCCTCAAAGAAAAAGCGTTTGTCTCTGACATACCTAATCTTTGTAGCACACTTCTCATTGTTTATGTAGAAAGGATAAAGATGCTGTGCTAATTGTCCTGACGCATCAAAAACTACCTTGACACCATANTTTTCTGCTGTCTCTTTACATATATTTCTATCAGTAAGCTTTGCATATATACCACCATGAGCATTTACATTTGANTTTGGTGTTGTTGTTTGCTTGGTGTAGTTAGTCATTGGCGTTACCTTTCCCTCGTAATTTGAATAAAATTTGTCACAACTAAAACATTTTGCAGAGCCATCAGCGTTTACTGATACTGCATCTTTGCTACCACATTCGTGACAAGGCACATGGTATTTAATAAATTTACTTTGTTGCATAATTTACCCTCTTATAAATAGAAAAGCCACCCTGTATTAGAGAGTGGCTTTGTTGGAGATATGAAATAGAAACTTAATCTTCTTCTTCAGAAGTTTCCTCGTTATCTATTTCTTCTTCGGACTCTACCACTACTGCTTCAGGATTATCTGACAAGAGGGTTTCAAGATTACCCCTATGAGTAGAACTAGCAAAGCTCAAAGCTTCTAAGATAACTTCTAGCTGTCCAACTTTCTGCACCATAACAGTTGCATTAGTTCTAGCTGAGTCATCTTTGATATTGTTAACATCATAAGATGTTATACCTTCATCGTTTGTAATAGTAATTATCATAATTAAAATTCCTCACCATCACCAAATGGGTCTAGCTCAGAACCATCTTGTGCTTTCATACTTACTAAATCAATAACTTGCATTGCTTGGAAGTCCAAACCTTTGAAGTTACCATACTTATTTTCAGTCTCCCATTCGTTGAACTGAACTTTAACTTTAGAACCATTACCTATGATAGTGTCCATAGGATTTTTATTCTTATCAAAAAGTTTAGGTGCATTTCTTACCATGCCATTCGGTCCATTAACTTTTCGTTTAATAGTTACTGCTCTACCAACAGATGTTTGACCACCCTGCTCATCTTTTACAGATAAGTCTTTTACCCTGAAGCCACGAGCCTCAAAGTCACTTGCAACCTCGTTGTCTATCACTAAGTCTACTGTATAAACAGGCTCAAATGTAGTGTTTGGTTGTGTTACTGAAGCCCAATAAGCTTCTCCTTCTAATACTGCCATAATAAATTCCTCCTTTTGGCGTTTAAGTTTGGGTATTATACCCTCCATTGTCGTGAATGTCAAGCATTATTTTATCTAAATTAAATAAATTTT